CGCCCGGGTGGCGGCGGCCAAGATGGGCTTCCTCGTGCCGCCGGCCGACGCGGGCACCGCACAGCTCCCCCTCGATGCGCCGAACAACCAGCAGCTCACGATGGATGCCTCGCCCGGCTCGATCGACGAGCTGCCGCCCGGCTACACGCTGCAGGACTGGTCGCCGGAACACCCCGGCGGGCAGTTCTCCGCCTTCACCAAGGCGATGCTGAGGGAGATCGCGAGCGGGCTCGGCGTCTCCTACAACGCGCTCGCCAACGACCTCGAGTCCGTGAACTACTCCTCGATGCGCGCAGGGATGCTCCCCGAGCGGGACACCTGGCGCGCGCTGCAGGCATGGCTCGTCGAGCACCTGCACCGCCGGGTCTTCACCGAGTGGCTGCGGATGGCCGTGCTCTCCGGGCAACTCTCCCCGGCCGCGCGAGCGGCGCTCGAGGAGGATGCCATCGAGTGGCAGCCCCGCGGCTGGCCGTGGGTCGATCCGCTGAAGGACATCCAGGCCGTCCAGCTCGCCATCTCGCTCGGCCTCGGCAGCCGGAAGGCCACGCTCGCCGAAGAGGGGCGCGAGGTCGAGGACGTCTTCGCTGAGATCGCGGACGAGAACGAGATGGCGGACGAGCTGGGCATCAAGGTGGACGGAGCGGCGAGCGCGCCGACGGCCACCGCGACCAACGAGCCAACGGACGGGGACGAGCCGGGCGGCGCACCGCCTCCCGAGCCGGGAGCGAACGGGAACGGGAAGGGTCGGGGCTCGGCGCGCCGGCGCGTGCTCGAGGCGCTGGCCGCCATAGGGAGGAAGCCATGACGAACCGCACGCGCACCCTGCCGAGCAAGATGGAGAAGCTCACCCGCGACATCGACTTCGAGCGCGGGGAGGACGGAGCGCCGCAGAAGGATGAAGGCGGGCGCTACCGCGTCGCCATCAGCTCCGAGGCGCCGGTGGATCGGTGGTTCGGGCGGGAGATCCTGGACCACTCGGCCGAGTCCGTCGACCTCACCCGCTTCAGCCGCGGCCTGCCGCTCCTGGTGGACCACGAGACCCGCGACCACGTGGGGCTCATCGAGGGTCCGGAGATCGGCTCCGACAAGAAGCTCCGCGGCTGGATGCGGTTCGGGCGGAGCGCGAGGGCGCAGGAGATCGAGCGCGACGTGCAGGACGGGATCAGAAAGGACATGAGCGTCGGCTATCGCATCAGGACAATGGTGCTCGAGGAGTCCGACGAACTGAAGGGCGACACCTTCCGGGCGACGAAGTGGGTGCCGATGGAGGGGTCGATCGTGGCGGTGCCGGCGGACATCGAGGTCGGCGTAGGCCGCAGTGGCGAGGGGAGCGCCCTGCCGGTCGAGGTGATGGCTCCCCCATCGGCCCCCAACGAGGCCGCACTCAAGGAGCGCAGCATGGACGAGAAGCCTGCGGCCCCGGACCCCGGGGCCCACGTGACCACCGTCGAGCGCGGCGAAGTCGCCGAGATCGTGCGGCTGGCCAAGGAGCACGACTGCATGGACCGGGTGCCGGCCTGGATGGATCGGGGCACGGCCCTGGCCGAGGTGCAGAAGGAGATCCTGTCGGTCCTGAACGAGCGGACGAAGGCGACGCTCACGAAGGCCGGCCGGGACATCGTGGACATGAGCGAGAAGGAGAAGGCGCGCTACAGCCTGCCGCGGGCCATCCTGGCGCAGGCCAGGGGCGACTGGCGCGAGGCGGGCCTCGAGCGCGAGGTCTCCGAGGCGCTGGACAAGAAGCTGGACAGCTCGATCACTCGGCACGGGGGCTTCTTCGTGCCGACCACCCTGCCGATCTCGAGCCGTGCCCAGCCCCCGCTGGTCGCGGGCACCGCGTCGGTGGGAGGCAACATCGTCTTCACGCAGGCCGGCTCGCTCATCGAGCTGCTGCGGAACCAGATGGTCATCGAGGCGGCCGGCGCGCAGTTCCTCTCCGGCCTCACCGGCGGCCCGCTCTCCTTCCCGCGGCAGATCACCGCCGCGACGGCCTCGTGGACGGGGGAGGCGACGAGCGTCGCCGGCTCCTACCTGACCCTCGACCGTCTGACCCTCAGCCCGAAGAACCTCACGGGCTGGACCTCCTACTCCCGCTCGCTCCTGGCCCAGAGCACGCCGGACGTGGATGCGATGGTTCGCGCGGACCTCGCGAAGATCCACGCCGTCGCGATCGACCGGGCAGGCCTCAGGGGCGCCGGCACGCTCGAGCCGACGGGCATCATCTCCACCTCGAGCATCGGGTCCGTGACCGTCGGCACCAACGGCGGCGCGGCCACCTATGCCCACATCATCGGCCTCGAGGAGGCCGTGGACGTCGGGAACGCGCTGGCGGGCTCGCTCGTCTACGTCACCACGCCGCAGGTGAAGGCGGACCTCAAGCAGACCGTGGTCCTCACCAACACCATCGCGGGCGCCGTCTGGGGCATGGACAACAACGTCAACGGCTACCGGGCGCTGGCCACCAACCAGATCCCGAGCAACCTCACGAAGGGCACCAGCACCACGGTCTGCCACGCGATCGTGTTCGGCAACTTCCGCGAGCTGATCATCGGCGAGTGGGGGGCGTTCGAGCTCTTGTCGGACCCGATCACGCTGGCCGACAGCGGGCAGATCAAGCTGGTGACGTACCAGATGATCGACGTCGGCGTCCGGCACGCGGCCGCTTTCGCCGCCTGCCTCGACGTCACGAGCTGACGACTTCAACCCGCGGGATGGGGTGGGGCTTCGGCCCCACCCCGTTCTGAGGAGCAACTGATGCGGATACGCCCCATCGTCGGCGTGCTCGTGAACGGGCAGCACCTGGACCCATCGGGCACCTACGAGGTGGAGGACCGGGTCGCTCGGATGCTGGTGGCCAGCGGGCGCGCGAGGATGGCGCCGGCCGAGCCACCGGCGCCGACACCGGCCGAGGCGATCGAGACGAGGGAGCCGGTCGCCACCACACGCGAACCACGGGTCCGGAAGCGCTGGTAGCGCCCCAGCACGAATGACCGGAAGGAGCTGACCGATGGCCGTTGATCTCAACATCCTGCTCGCGAACGCGCTGCTGGACCGCTACGACACGGAGTTCCCGGCGGGCTCGCGGCTGCAGATCCGCACGGGCGCACCCCCGGGCGCGGAGAACGCGGCCGGCGGCACGCTCCTCGTGGAGATCACCACTCCGGCCTCGCCGTGGGCCGCGGCCTCCGGCGGCAGCAAGGCGAAGAACGGCACCTGGTCGGGCGTGGGGGTGGCCGCGGGCACGGCGGCGCACTACCGCCTGAAGAACGCGGGCGACACGCGGCGCGAGGAAGGCACCGTCACGGCCACCGGCGATGGCGGCGACATGACGCTGGACAACACCGTGATCGCGGTGGACCAGGTCGTCGCGATGACGACGTTCACGAAGTGGCTGTAGCCGACGCCGTGACCATCATCGGAGCGGTGGTACTCGTGGCGCTGGCGCTGGTGGGCTGGCGCGTCTGGCGCTCGCGTCGAGAGAGGTACTGAGCCATGGACCTCGCAGCCCTCAAGGCCGAGCTGCTGGCCGACCCCGCAGGGTTTGGCTACGCGCCGATGCTCGCAGCGGGCCAGGATGGCACCCTGGCCGACGCGCTCAACGCCGTGCGTCAGACGATCGACATCAACCGGGGCGTGATCCCGTCCTACGAGATCATCAACGCGACCACGCCGAGCGACTGGACCGCGCTCAGTGCGGCGGAGAAGCAGCGGTATCAGACGCTGACGGGCGCCGGGCAGGTGGACAGCGGCAACGCCAACGTGCGGGCGGCCTTTCAGGCGATGTTCGCGGCGGGGACGGCGACGCGGACAGCGCTCACCGCACTCCTGACGCGGAAGGGGAGCCGCGCCGAGCAGCTCTTCGGCGCCGGGGTGGAGGTGGACTTCATGGCCGTGTGCGCGGCGCGGAGGGCCTAGCCGATGGCTGCCTCGAAGATCCTCTCGACGTTCGAGACCATCGTGAAGCCAGCCATCACGCTGGCTTCCCTGGCGAACGGTGCGGGCCGCATCTCGGACGTGATCGACAACACCACCGTCCGCGCCTCGATGGCCTTCGTCTTCCTGCGCTACAAGACCAACGCGGCGCCCACGGCGAACACCCCGGTCAAGGTCTATTTGGTCCGCCGCTCCAACGACGGGACGACGGACATCGCGGACAACGCCCTCGGCACGGCGGACGCGGCGGTCGCCACGGAGCCGACGCAGGCGGAGTGCATCGGCAGCATCATCGTCTCGGCCTCAGCGACGACGACATTCGAGAAGTGCTTTATCGCCTACGACCTCACGCCGAAG